ATTCAGTTGCCTGAAAGTTATTGCTCGCATAGTGTGCATCATAAGTGGAGTCAACATACACTTTAAACTCATCGAGTAATTTTGCTTCGTTAAACTTATAATCAATCTTAGAATCAAAGTAGTCACTTGGTGTCAGTTTCATTGCATCTAATCCTAAGTGTTCACGAACTGTTTTTCTGTCAATTTTTTCTTTACTCTTATTTTTCATTCTTTTTCCCATCTATAAAATATGTGATCATCAATTGCCACAGTCCATGTTTTAGTTTCTGCCCATTCAGGACTTACATAATTAGCATGATAGTGAGTTGCACCATCAGTGAAGTCTTCAAGTTTACCGTTATATATTTTGAATGCTATTGTCCGAGCAAACTCATAAACATCCAAATCGTAATAAGGAACAACATCAGACTTGCCATCACAATACCAAGAAAATTGACAACGATGGCGTAAAGGAACCCTAATGTCAGGATCTTTCCACGATGGTTTAGTAGGTCCTTGAATAACAACCTCACAATACGAGTGAGGGAACCGAGTATCAAGAACCCTATTACGAGTGACAAGAGCAACACCGATCATCCCCTTTGCAGTTTGATTTCGTGCCTCCCAATAAATATTATCGGCAAGACACTTTTGTTCCGAATTAGGTGTATGAAATTCACCTGCTTCGGCAGTAGCACCAAATGCAGATTTACCAGTGGTGAATCCACCGATAAATGCTACAGCGAAGAGTGGTGCTAGGTATTTGAACATTTTATTTCTCCTCTATTACAATTGTATCATACTTCTGTAGAATAGTAAAGAAAAAAAAGGATTAATCGTATTTTTCTCTATATGCTTTTTCAAAACCTTCGGCATATCGGTATGCTTCTTCGTTATACCAAAGTCTTTTTGTATAACTATTATAGCATTCTTGCACAGTCTTATCATCGGTGATATATCCCTTCACCATATAAAACACTCTGTGCATTTCTTTATGAGTTGCCAACAAACTTCTCAGTTAATGGGAATATCTCTTTGATCGCTTTAGCACATGCTATAGCAACCTGTTGACATTCCTTTTGCGTGCCGTTACCAGAACGCAGTTCAATAAAATGAATCCAAGATCGTATAGTTCCATTCATATACATTCTAGACTCTGTTAAACCTTCTGGGAGAACCGCACGTGCTTGCTCTTTAGCAATACCATTTTCAATCGCCCAGTTATATGCTGCTTCTGCACCAGATATTACATTCTTTTGAACTTTATCCCATGCCTGTTGTAATGCTGCGTCATCTACTTCAATTGAGTTTTGACGATTCTTCATATCCTGAAGTCTTGCTTCTCTTGTAACAAAACGAAGATCTTCAAGTGGATTAGCATATCTCTGACTAAACTCTTGAAACGAAAACGAACGATGCCTTAGTATTTGCCGAGCAATATCACGAGTCGTTTCTATTTCTATGCAAGCAGACACCATCTCGAAAGGCGACCAGTGCTGGTGCTTTGCGAGATAGGATAATAGACGTTCGGACGTTTGTTCGTTATTTTGGTTCGAGGGGTTCGAGACACGGGCACAATACGCAATGAGTTCCTGTATATCTTTACCGACATGTAGATTCTCCGCTGTTTGACTGTAACTAATTAATCTTGCCTTCACGTGAATAACTCCATCACTAATACATATAAACCATAACCATATGCCGACCATAGAACAAGGAAACCAACGACATTCGTTTCTTCCCAACCGTATTGATCTTTCAAACCCAATCTCTTAAATATCTTATTCATCACGGAATATACCCTAAACACCAATTCTCTGCTGCATCATCGGCATAGCTTTCACTATGGGCAACACCGTCTGAAACCATTTTACGGTTTTCAATTAACTTCCCTTTTTCCCAAAACTCGACTTCAAATATATCTTCTTTATAATTTAGATATATTACTGCTTCCCTGTGAGGGTGTGTTTCATTCCCCCAATGTTTACTGAGTTGTTTTCTCATACGACTGTAAAATCCTTAAACTTTGCCATTTTTTCTTGCATTTCGCTTTTATCGAATACAGGTGTATCATCAGTTAATGATTGTTCGTTTTCATCAACATCAAACAAACGCATCTTAGCACGGTCAACCCCAATCACAAACCGTTTATCCCGAGTCGGATCATTGTAACGGTTCTTCAATTGCTTGACCATCATTTGACCCATGTTCTCCAGTTCTTCAGTAGAAATAAGGGCAAACATGAGATCTGCTGTTGCTGGGAGACCAAAACTTTCCGACGTATCTTCCAACCCAACATCCGAGTTTGTATACCCAGAACGTGTAGTCTGAGTCGCACTAAAAACAGGGACATCGAATTCGACCGCCAAACCACGGAGTTCCTCTGCAATCGCTTTAACATAATTGTAAGAGTTGATAGCACCACCCATTCCTTTCATTCTACTAGATGCACAGATATTTAGATAATCAATAAAAATGATATCTGGTTCAAATTGCCTCTTGAGTTTAAGTTCGCTGAGTAACGCACGGAAGTGACCAGCATGAGCAGAACCTGTAGGATATTCTTTTACAATTAATTTACCAGTTGTCTTACGAGCAATATCCTCAACCTTTGTACGGAACATCTCTTTTGATAGATTAGGTAATTGATCAACAGGTACATTCAAAAGATTAGCATCTATCCTCTCAGCGATCTTCTCTTCCGCCATCTCAAGAGTGATGTATAAGACGTTTTTCCCATCCACAAGAGCGGACGAAGCAACGTGACACATAAATAGAGACTTACCAACCCCAGTACCAGCAAGGGCAATATTAAGGGTTTTATTAGGAACTCCTCCTTTCGTGATCTTGTTGAAGTATTCAAGATCGAAAGGTATTCTTGACTCCTCAGTGTGGTAGAAGTTGTATCTGTCTTCGAAGTTATCGACATAATCGTGACCTACATTTGTATCGAATGCAACACCCAATGCTTTAGATAAAAGATCAGGTAAAGCACCTTTGGTTAGTGATTCATGCTTACCATCAATGATAGAGATGGATTCCATAATGGCGATATGGATAGCACGATCTTGACACCACTTCTCAGTGCTATCAAGTAACCATTTATCATCAATCTTTTCTTTAAGAAATAACTGAGGAATGATATCCATAGAGATACGGAACTGTTCCTCAGATATGTTTGTTTCTTGTAGTTCAATAGAAAGAGTTTCAGAAGTTGGGAGTTTATTATACTTCCCAACATACTTTGCTGATTCTTTGAATAGTGTTTTATAGACACCCTGAAAGTAGTCTGGTTTGATAAACGGAAGAACCTTCCGCATATAATCTTCGTCAGTCAGTATATTTCTGAGTATCGTTTGTTCTATGTTTGCTTGCATTTCTTATCTCTGTAGATGAAATTGAATGTATCTCTTTACCCAGATCATATTTGGTTATAGAATAACCCACGTCACGTCCATAACCAATATTGACAATATTCGGTACTGATATTATATCATAATCCTGACCAAAAGTAAACCCCTCTATTTCTAAAACAGTAGAAATCATTTCCCCTACTTGACCAGATGTATATGGGTTATTTTCATCGATAGGCATATTTCTAATCATGATGGCGACTTGACCAGTTTCGGCATACATTCTTTTAAAAAGTTCTGTATGTCCTGTATGCCAGGGTTGAAATCTGCCAAGCATTTGTGAAGTTGGTTTTGTGTGATCCATTCATCTATCCTAATATCGTATTGCACAACAGGTTCAAATAATTGATCTGTATCTTTGTAATGACTTTCACCAAAGGTGTTCATCCAAATTACAAAGTCAGGTTTAACCAAATATCTCATAGCACGAGTCGGACAAACGAAATCTAGTATTCCCCATTGCTGACTCATTCTTTTTGCTTGACGTGCGCGACCCTCAATACTGAAATCCCAGTCATCATGATACTCACGATATGTGTCAGCATTATGATGTGGTATCAAAAAGTGATATGCTAATTCTCTAGCAAGAGTAGTCTTACCTGTTCCTGGCAATCCACATATCAATATCTTCATTCAGTTACTCGTTCCTGCATTTCAATTTCTTGTGCTTCTATTGCTTGTACTATAATATGCTCTAGAAGTTTACCTGCGAACTCTTGAAGATCTTCATCTGATTCATCTAAGTCTCCATCAGGCGATTCAATAATTTTGAAATTAAAAGAAAGTGTTTCTTCCTCTCCGTCATGTTCGTTGAAACTGATTGAACCATATTTAACAACTGTTTCGTTGTACATACCATCAAGGATACGAACGTTCCATGCCTGTTCATCTTCAGGCGATGGAACTAATTCGTATGTTTTATTTTCTTCATGCTTCATTTTCTAAATCCAGTTCGTTGGAGATATTACCCCCAATAGCAAACTTGTTCTTAACGAAATCTTTGAAGTCAGTCTCATCTATGATTGGTCGCCAGAACTCTTCTTTGAGAGTTTCCTTTTCTCGAACTTTGGGTTCCACCATTTCTCCAGTGCTACGATCGACACGACAATACCAACCATTGCTAGGTTTCGCCACGTACTGTCCATCGAGTGCCACGGCAAGAAGACCAGAGTAAGACTGCACACCACCATCCCAACTAACGGAAATAGGAATTTTGGATTTTTCTTTAACATATCTAGATTTCTCCACATTAATTACAAAATGATATCCTTTAATTTCCGTTCCCTGTTTATCCTGCTGACGACCAAGGATCCAAATGTTATCAGCACTGTAATAGATACCTGTACCACCCGATACAATCGCTTTAGGAAATAAACCAATTTCCATGTAAGTATGATTCACAGCAATCATCGGAATATCTTTCATAGCAAGATACGGTGTAGACATCCGGAAAAGACCCTTCAGTGCTTTAGCACGACTCATATCTGCTACTGACTTCTCATTGATAGCATCATCAAGTTCTTTCTTAGATGCTAGATTACCAACCGAATCAATAACCACGACAACCTTATCATTACGATCTAGACCCTCAAGTTGTCCAATCAAATCAAACTTGAGTTCTTCTACGTTGGTGATTGGTGTATGAAGGACACGAGACGTGTCAATATCAAACTGTTCAAAGTATGCTTGAGGTGAACCAAACTCTGAATCATAGAACAGCATTACAGCATCTTTATATTTTTTCAAATAAGCAGACGCCATGATCAAAGCAAAAGATGTCTTGAAGTGTTTACTCGGACCTGCTAATACTGTTAAACCAGGAGCAATACCACCGTCAATGCTACCTGAAAGTGCCACGTTCATCATTGGAACATCGGTTGGCACCATATCCTTCTCATTAAAAAACTTCGAATCAGATAAGATCTCTGTTGTTTTGACCTTACTGTTCTTTTTCAATTTATCCATTATACTCATATATCTAATCTTCCTTTACCTTATATGCCATATCTTCTTCTAATTGTTTTACTCTAGTCAACAGTTCATCAACTTGTTTTTGTAACGAATACTCCGTGATTACACGTGGTGATGATTTAGCGAATTCTTGTTTAATCCATTCTTGAGTTGCTGACATTTTGTTTCTCCCTATCGGATACTCTTTCCCTGAGATCACTTGAAGAGAATCTGTGATCTCTCTTGTTGTAATAAATTTCTATCCCTCTTTTAGAGCAGATAGCACGACCAGTAAATGTTTTCTTTTTATATTCCTCCCCGATAATACGAACATCTATGTTGTACATATTAAGAATATCTTCGAGGTCTCTTTCCGTTGCATAGGGAATGACCTCATCAACATAACTTATTGCTGATAACTGAATAAACCTTTCTACAACTGTTTGAACTGGTGGATTCTTTTCTTTACGATCGATAGAAGGATCTACCTGTAATCCACATATTAAGTAGTCACATTCTTCTTTTGCTTCACGGAGCATTTGAACATGACCAGCATGAAGTAAATCGAATGTGGAAGCAGTGAATCCTACCCTCATCCGATGAACTCTTCTATTTTACTTATAATGGTTTTGGTGTCATTTGGAGTGACATGGTCAAATATTTCTACTAGACTTGGTTCATCAAATAATGGATTACCAGAGAAAGCATCAGATACATTCTTGACCTTCGTTAATCTACCATTCAACCAAGTTTCGTTTTGCTCACTACCACGTTCTTTATACCGTTCTTCCCTGACTGAATCAGGCACCGTGAGTTGTATGATCTTGATGTCAAATCCTTTAGACTTTGCTGCTTCAAAGAACTTAATAGAAGTCAACCTATCGCCTTCAAACACAGTAACCCGAGATGGATTGTCCAGATACTCTACTGCCTTCGGTTGAACTGCCATAGATAACTTATCAGTTCCACCAAAGACATCATCGTTTTGATATTTACCAAGCAACCGTACATCACCCGATACGTGTGAATCAAGTAGATCAATCGGTTTATCTGTAGACCATTGACGTGACTTCATCCATTCACGAACGAGAGTAGTTTTACCAGTTCCTGGTGCTCCAATAATTGCAAGTAATTTATTCATAATAATATTGTATCATATTTTGGGTTGAAAGTAAAGGTCTAAAAGAACCTGCCATTCTGAATAGAATAGTTTTCGGAGAAGTGATTATCAAAAGTCTTATTCTTATTTTCTTTATACCATTCAAAGATATCTTCTTTACAATGCGACTCAGTGATATTCTCGATACCGACTTCGTTCATTAGGTATTCACGTCTCTTCATCATAACGTCTAAGGGATACTTCATACCCTCAGCATAAATGTTATCTGGATTCTTATCTATCGCTTTCTTACACTTCATAACCTTTTCCGTGTAATCCAGACTACCTTGCCAAACCTTCCTGAAATCACAGAGTAAGGTTTCGACTTCAAGGACACTCATATTTCTTGTACGTTTGTGAGGGCAAGGAATATTACCAAACTTTTGTAGTTTTTCTTCGTAGAAGATTTGCATTTCTTCATCTTCACGAACAACAGGAGGTTTTCTGAAGTTTGATCTACTCCTTGCCCTGACCGTTTCGTAACCTGTTAATGCACCACGAGGAATGGTCTTGAGGAAACCTTTGTCCCACTTTACCTTATACCCATGTGACTTATCAATATCAAAACAGGTTTCGATCATGTCAGCAGTTTTGAATGCGAAGTATTCACCAAATGTAGGGATCATCTTAGCACTCTTAACACTTTCATACCAAGAAAGTTTCTGCTTAGTTTCATTCATAATAAGATCAATCCATTCCTGCGGTTTATGCTCGCGCATCAATGGCACCATCGTACCTTTGGTTTTACAGTTAGGATGTCCTTCACGGATAGCAACGTGTTTTCTATCTTTACCAACTTTCATTTGTTGGAATACTTCTGTGACCCTATCGTAGAATTTATCCTTATCCTCGATAGCAACAGTGTCAATAGAAACACCTAAGTCATAGATCATCAGGTTGGTAAAGATAACACGTTTCTTTTGTTCTTCTGTCAGGTTAGCATAACGAACGAGAAAGTAGATGGGATCGACATCATTAAAGGCGATATGCTTATATGAAAAACTATCAAACTCGTTCTCAAGTTCCCATCTTAAATTTCTCATTAGAAGAAATCCTCAAGAGTTGATTCTTCAACCTTTACCTGACCAACTAATCCATCCTCGTCAGTCATACCTTTAGAAGCAAGGTAATTACCCCACTCTTCGTCTGCCCACATACCTTCAGAAACACCGTTCCACTTCTCACGCCACAATGCGTGATCTTTGTTACGTGATCTTTCGGTTACATAGTCACGACGAGCATCTTCATATTCCTTTGAACGCAATGCTGACATACCGTCACGCATATAAGACACCATAGAGATACGTTCCATATCTTCAACGTCTAGACCAGCAGGTGGAATCATTTCTGTATTACCATGAATGATACCTGCGTTATCCACAAGCAACGCATCACCAGGACGCAGATTAACCGCAACACGGAACTGAGGCAGAACAAATAAACCACCTTCCCATCCAATGTCACCTTTGGTAACAGTAGATAGATTAGAAAATCCTGGAATGTAGTTTGCTCCATCATAGTGAGCAGTTGTACGATAGTTCTTATTTACTGTGATTGTAGAAAACGCAGTATCTTCTGCAACAATAAATCTTTTATCGATGGATTCTGCTACTGCTTTTTGCTTAGCATACCGTTGCGGAACCAACTCAGCAAATAAACTGTTCAACTTGCGCATATACGGATAGCACAGTTCAAACTTCTTCATGTTTGATTCTGTATAGTTAGTCGCACGACCGTATGGAATACGAGGATAGCGATCATAGAAACCAGCAATACCAGAATGAATAGCAGCAGTGTACATAGTTTCTGTAATGAACGGTTTGATTTCCTTGACCTTTTCTACAGTCAATTCACCATTCTTAACCAAGTTGATAAAGAAGTTATCATACTCATATCCTGCCTGATCGATACGTCCTCTATGCCATAGAGATGCACGTTTGTCCCAGTGATAATCGAGTGAACCATGTTCAGCAACGTATTCGTCCATGATATCCTGAGGTGTTTTACCAGTCAGGTCGCCACGAACAACGAGGTTCATGATATCTTTTTGCCATGGATATAACCACTCACGATTCCCTTGTTTTTGAGTTCCGATAGTTCCTGTAGACGTACCACGATTATTGGATAACGTAGCAGCACCTAACAAACCTTCATAGGCACCTTCCATCTCTTCTTTAGAAAAGACGTTCTTACGGAATCGAAAACCAAGATTGGATTCGTTATTATGCGCACCATCAATCGTAGCAATTGGTGGGGCATAGAAATCACAATCATCGTCAACAACAATATCATAGTGTTCATCAGTCATAAACTGATTCAATAGGTGTTCGCAATCAAATTTAGTTTTTGCGGTTAATGTACGAACTCCATCAACCATTTCTTCAGTAAAATTACCCATATGATCCTCCTGTAACAATTGTATCATATTCTGCTATTTATGTAAAGTGAAATTTCTAGTTATGAAACTCTTCCCAATATTTGAACGCAGTATCCTGGTCATCTACTTCAAAGCAGAAACCATTTGGTTGAGCATCACCACCCTCACCTTTCCATTCACTAATCTTCATGCTCTTATAGTCAGGTGCAACCTCTTTCATGAAACTATCGTGCTGAGATGCATAACTATATCTAACAACGGTGATCTTTGGATTATTATTTCTCCAGAAGATTTTAATATTACCTCTACGATGTTTTACAGTTTCTGAAGTGACATGAGAATTCACACTACCCCCATAAAAAATCATTTTAGAACCAAGATCATAGTTGTTTAAGAAATCAAGTGCTTCAAACTTAACATCACGTTGCCCCTGTTTCCATTCTGCATAGTGGTCAGAAAGTTTTACAAAAGGAAAGCATTCCATATGGTGACCATTGACTTTATTGTCAGCACCCTTACCATATAATGCCATTGTATATGATTCATTTTGCAGTGATGGTTTTCCCTTAAACTTCTCAAGGTTTATAGCAACCAAATAACAATGATCTAGGTCATATCCTTTTTCTTTTTCGTGGTGTGATGCTCGATCCATTACACCTTTACCATTATAATTGTATGGGAAACCAGTCTGCATAGCAACTTCAGCGAGCACTAATCCTGGTGCTTTCTTTCCGTCGAAAGCGAAAGGTGGTGGCAAAAACATATAGTTATATTCGCCAAGTGTATCCCAATATTTGCCTTCAATAGTATTGAACTTCATTTTATAGACCCTCTACAACTTGATTCCACATTTCGTTTGCACCATCATAGTGGTCAAACCCTTCTTCATCAGCGAAGTCCATTGTTGAAGAACCATATACAGTTCTTGCCATACCAACTTCACGAACGAACTCAATAAGATCAGTAACTGACTTAGACCAGAAAACTTCAGAACGGTCATCGTTACAAATTTCAAGACCTCCATTAACTGCGGCGATAAATGAAATTCCGGTTTCTTTAATCGGGGTAGAATGAATAGACATTTTTTTTAACTCCTTAGTTTCTCACACTATACAACAATTGTATCATACTTTGTGAGAATAGTAAAGAAAAAAATGAGATAAAAAGAAAAAAAATTACATATTTTTATAGACATATTCTAAGGCACGATCTGCCTCTTTATCCATAGGACGGTGAGCATACCAATTACCAGTCTCTGAATCAAGTTCACGGCACATCTTAGATATCTCACCAGCACTAATAGGATATTTCCTTTTGATAGCATTACCAGCAACTGCTACCATTATCTGGAACATCTTATGATACCAACCAGTGTTGTTTATTGCTCTATATTCTGCTTCCAGATTGCGAGGGAAGAAGGGACAATCACGATAGGACGTCCAATGAACATCAGTCTCGTCGAGTTTTTCTTTTCTATGTCTGATAACTTCTTTTTGGATTTCTTCTGGTAGTCTGTCGAAGAAACTATTGCTGTTTGATTTTTCTGCATAAGCATGCTTTCCCATCAATTGATTAGGATCAATATAATTACCATCTGAATGACTGAAAATAAAGTTGTGAGCACCAGCATATTTCGCAGGGATATAATACATTCTCGATAAGTCTTTAGTCTGCTTATCTGCGAGGTCTCCGAGTTCAGTGTTGAGTGCGAACCAGAAATGCTTGATTTTGTCACGTTCAACCGATGTTGTAAGTGGGAAGACAATCCTAAACTTTGGTTGATCAATCGTACTGCTCGCAGTAGAATAGCAAACAAAGTAATGATCACTAAACCGATTAACCAAATCATCTTGTAAATTACCCTCCGGAGTATAATCATCAACGTCAACACAACACCAGTTTGCCCACTCAATGACGTTATCATTCTTACGAGTAGTATCTGGCGTGTATACAGCAGGTGACATCAACACCGCATCTTTTTTAGACGCAAGGTTTTCGTCTGATAATTTATATAGAAACTTCTCAAACGCAGGGAAGTCTGGAAAGTCCATGCGTTTGTTAGTTTTATTATCAAATATGTTTTTAAAAATGGTCAGGGATATCATAGTTCCACATCACCAATTCTTTACGTTTACTTTGCTCTTGCAAATAGTCACCAACTGTTCTCATTGTATATGTAAGATCAAACGCATCCATTTCCCAACCATCAAAACGATCAGTTACCTTTTCATCAGCATTGTAAGATATCAATTGATTTACTTTTGAATTGTTACAACGTTCAGCAAAAAGATCATGATCAAACCCTTTGTGCATATTACCTTTATTGCCATATAAACTATCTTTGATATCATATGGTGGATCTAGGTAAACGAAGGTTTGGTCATCATCTTCTAGGAGTTCTTCATAAGAATAATTAGTGATCTTCCATTCCTTAATGATATCAGCATACTCTAGGAGAGTATTGATATTCTTTACACTAAAATTACTCTTAGAAGCAGAAAGACTGAATCCTGATGATTGAGTCAGACCACTGAACGAACACTTATTTACAATATAAAAATACACTGCTCGATCAAAGTCTGAACTTGTTTCTTTAGATAACAACTCCCTACTATCTAGGAATAGTTGCTTAGCATCTTTATCATTCTTAACACCTGATTTCAGGTATATGATTTCATTATGAAGTTTGATAGAATGCTGTTGGAGATGTACCCAAAAATTATACAGTTCCCAATATAGGTCATTTACCCAAACATCTAGGTGAGGATATTTCTTGGTTACATATAATGCGACTGAACCTCCGCCAAGAAATGGTTCCCGAAAAGATTTCATGTTACCAATCTGTGGAAAGTAGGCATCAAGTTGTTTAGTTGCCCTTGACTTACCGCCAGGATATCTTAGTGGGGTTTTCAGTCGCTTCAATGAATCCATAATTTACTCCTCAATCTATGACACTATTGTATCACGTTTTATGGGAAAAGTAAAGTATTTTCTAGATCAGGTTCAGAATAGTTTGGACCTTTCAGCACCTTACCGTCATCGCGATAAATTGGTTTTCCATCCTCACCCAACTTACTCATATTTGATCGTTGGACTTCAGCAAAACATTTATCAAGGTCTATACCGAAAGCATGACCTGCACCATAAGTAACATACAAAATGTCAGCAAGAGCGTCAGCAACACCGACGAGGTTTTTATTTTCAATTGCATCCCACATCTCCTCTAGTTCTTCAGCAATAAGTTCAAGTCTGAGTTTTTGAGTATCCTCATCAGGAAAGTCAGGTTCAGTTTTTACTTCCTGACCAAAGGTATTCATAAACTCTCCTACCATTTCAAAATTAGTTTTATCCAAAGAAATCCTCCAGTGTTGATTGTTCCTCGACTGACCAACCCATAGCATCGAGGATAGGTTTAAGTGGTTCTACAAAAGTCTTTTCAAACTGCGTTTCATAATCTACAAATTTATCTAGACCCATCTCCTTAGGAATGACATCAGGAAAGGCGATGATGTTTTCTTTCAAGGTGTTTGGCATTCTAAGGTAACAGAATTTGATCCGAGAACCATTACTGATCAATTCATATTTGTTTGTTAGTTTGTAGTCTTTAATCGATTTATTATATAAGAGGGAACCTCTGACGTGAATAGGAGTACCCTTCTTGTAAATAGTTTTCCGATCATGCCAGTCTGTAACATTCGAGACTGCCCTCGGAAACGCCACTGCTTCGGGTGGGAGCGATTTGAAATCCTGTTTGAATTTCTGTATGAAGTTCTGAGTATCTTCTTCAGTTTCTGAAATGATAACCTTGAATATCTCCCTAAACTTACTTCGTACAATCTCGGGGGTGGATGATTTGATCGCTTCAATACCCATGATTTTAAGTTTCGGTTCATCGTATTGCACACCTTCAGAGTTATGTACGTTGAGGATATATCTTTTCTTAGCAGTCCAAATACCACGATCAGCGATAACCTCACGACCCATTTCCATTCTTGGTCTATGGCAGTTGAACTTGGTAAAGAGATCCTCATAACATTTAGCAAGAACAGGTTCAAAGTGTTCTTTACAAATTTTATCAAGGAATTTCACAGGATCATTAGGATTGAGTTCTTTTACAAGGGGAGCGAAATTAACATAAAGAGAATCGGTATCAATAGCAATAACATAATCTTTTCCATCCGTTTTCAACACCTTATTCATAGCTTTATTCATAGCACGTTCTGCCCACTGAATCACCATCTGACCAGTATAGGTAACACCCTCAGCAACCTGAAGGTCAAAGTATTTAAACCACTGAT